AAAATCCACATCAACAGATTTAGGTGCTGTAAAAGTAGATGGTACTACTATTACAATTGATAGCACAACAGGTGTAATTAGTGGTACCCAATCTGTTGATTTAAGTGATTATGCAACAAAAGAATATGCTGATTCCATATCATCTGGATTAACATTCAAAGATAATGTAAAAGTTGCGACAGTTGGTAATTCTTCATTATCAGGATTAAACGATATTGATGGAATAGGTGTTATTTCAGGAGACAGAATATTTGCATTTAGTCAAACAAATAGCGCTGAAAATGGTATTTATATTGCAGCAAGTGGTTCATGGACGAGAGCACCAGATTTTAACACTACTGCAAATATAACAAGTGGCTCTTTTATATTTATTGTAAATGGTAATTTTAATGGAAATACGGGTTATGTTTGTAATATAAGTTCTGCTATAAGTACGGTTGGGACGGATCCAATAACATTTTCTAAATTTTCAAGTGCAGGACAATTATATGCTGGAAATGGTATTTTAAAAGATGGAAATACACTATCATTGAAACCTAAAACAGATGGCGGAATTGTTGCTGATACAACAGGAGCATCTATTAATTTATCAAAAAGTTTAATAGCAGGAACATTACCAATAAGTAAAGGTGGAACCGGTGCTACAAATTTAGATAATTTAATTACATTAGGGCAACATACAACTGGTAATTATGTAGAAAATATTACTTCTGGTAGTGGTATTTCTATTATAGGAGATAATAAAGAAAAATCTACAATAAATTTATCAGTTGATACAAAAATCAATGGTGGTTTAAAATTTGATTCTAATGATAAACTAGAATTAGATTTGTCTGCGACAAGTATATCCGGAATATTGGGACAAGCAAATGGTGGTACAGGACATTCATCATTAAACGCAGATATAATTACACAGGGAACTAATAATAAATTTATAGTTAATAATTTATATAATGCGCCATTAACAGTATCTGGTGATATTTTGCCATCATTAACTCAAACTTACAATCTAGGATCACCTGACTATAAATGGAAATCATTATATGTTGCTGCAGATACAATTCATATTGGAAATACTCAATTATCTGCTGGTACAGAAGGTGGTATTGAAATGTCAGCTATTAGTTTTACAGATACTATAAATAAAATATCTTCTAATGAATTACATTCATTAAAAGGTGTAACAAAAAATATTCAACAACAAATAAATGATTTAAACTTAGATGATATAGCTGAAGGTGCTACAAATAAATATATTGTTAATGATACTTATAACGGTACTATATCGGTAGCTTCAAATTTCAATGTAGGTAAATATTTTTCTACCGAAAATCCTAATGGTAACCTTCATGTATATGGTGATATGACAATTGAAGGCAATATTAATACAGTTAGTCCTTTAATTACACAATATCATAGACATCTTTCAAATTATAATATTGGCTATACTGATATTACAAATGTAGACGATACTTCAAATAGACCAAGTATTAAAATAGAACATAATGTTGGATATTCCAATATTATAGAAATATCATGTAAAGGTGATGATGGTGTATTTATAATTACTTCAAATGGGAATATTGGTATCAATAAACTTGAACCAACAGAAAAAATAGATATAGATGGAAATATATTATTTACAGGAACAATTAATGGTATTACCACAACAGAACTTTCATATTTAGATGGTATAGATTATAATATCAAAACAAGAATTGATACAAATAAATTAAATCAATCTAACTATGTATTATCATCATCAAATTTAATAAGTCGTGATATAATACGTATAGATAGTAATAGTTCAAATTATACTAAACACTCTTCAAATATATTGCGTTCATATGTTAATACATTAAATCAAGATACTTCAAATTATGTAAATACCATAATAAATTTACAAGACACTCAACATTCTTCTAATTATATAAAATTAACATCTAATATTATTAGCAATCGTATAACAAATTTAAATGCAGATGATATAGTAAATGGTACAACAAATAAATATATTATAAATAATACACATCCAGCTGATCTAACTGTTTCTGGCGATTTTACTATAAATGGCACAGATACAACAATAAATTCTGTTTTATATTCATCTAATTATGTTGAAATAATAAATAATACTCCGAATACTGCTTTTACTATAACACAATACAATCCATTAAACGATGTTTTAAGTGTATTAAATAATACTGACGAATTATTAAAAATTAAAAGTAATGGTAATATTGGCATTGGTACAATACCATCTAAAAAATTAGATGTAAATGGTGATATTAAATTTACAGGGAAATTATATCAAGGTGATAGTGAATTTATTACTTCATATTGGTCAAAAAATGGAAATGATATATCTATTTCCAGTAACGTTATTATAACAGGTAATTTAACTGTTTCAGGTACAACAGCAACATTAAATACGGATATATATGCTACTGAACAAGTAGATATACTTTATACAGGTGCTGATAGTATAGCTTTTAAAGTTAAACAGACAAATTCAACTGATAAAATATTTGTTGCTGAAAACAATACAGGTGAAGTATTTAGTATTACACAAACAGGTGATTTAAATTTCAAGGGTGGATTATACCAAGATGGGACATCATTTCAAACATCATATTGGGGAAAGACAGTTATAAATGATTTATATTATACAGAAGCAAATGTTGGTATTGGAACTAATAATCCTGCCCAGAAATTACATGTTGTTGGACAAATAGTAGCAACGAATAAAATTACATCATTTTATTCTGATGAAAGACTTAAAAAAGATATAGAATTAATACCTGATCCTCTAAATATTATTGAACAACTCAATGGCTTTTATTATAAACCAAATGAGTTAGCTAATTCATTTGGAATAGAAAGTAAACATAGAGAATTGGGTTTAAGTGCACAAGAAGTTAAAAAAGTATTACCTGAATTAGTAGATTTAGCACCATTAGATATGGTGCGCGACGAAAATGATAATATAGTTTCTAAGTCAGGCGAAAACTATCTAACAGTATCTTATGATAAAATGATTCCTGTAATAATAGAATCTATCAAAAAACTAAATAGTGAAATTAAGTTGTTAAAAGAAGAAAATAAATTATTAAAAGAAAGCATTAAAAATATTTATTAATTGTGAATAATATCAATCAAAAGTTAGCAAACATTTAGTTTTTATGATATCGTGATTGATAATATTGTTAATTTTTTGCTTACATAAATTATTTTCAATCATTTTTTTATAAATATTATCGTAATTATTTATAGCGTATGTTATTATATTATTATTGAATATCCATCGAAAAAAGTTAAGTTGTCCAACTGTTGTTTCAATATAATCAGTGCGTTCATTGTTAATAAAAAATGTTATTCTATGGTGTCTTCTGAAAGAATCAAAATTAAATTTACTATATGATTTTAACTGTGCGCGATAATCTTGATATAAATTAATTTTACGAATGTTTTTTTTATACTCTTTTGAATCATCAGAATAAAAATCCTCGGGATAATCGCTGTAAATATTTTTATTCTCATCAATCCAGTAATAAATATTATTACATTTAGAATAATGTGTTACCAACCATTCAATAATACGTAATGATAATTTATGATTACCATTAATAATATTTTTAAGTGTAATTTTATATTCTGAATTTTTATTATAAAAATCTGTTAATGATGATAATAATAAGTTTTGACCTAAATCACACATGTCTTAAATAATCATTATTACATATTCTTTAAGTAATAATATTAGAAAATAAATTAAATCATAATTAATAAGATGGTGAGCTGCCAATTTCTAATGTATTTTGGCGTAAATCGGGCTCAATAGTGCTAATCAACCATGGACCTACGGCATTTTGTGGGTTAGGTATTTCAGAACGTAATTGTAAATTTGCATTTCTCAATGATTGACCAACAGTATTAATACCAACATGATATCCGGCTGTTAAATAATTCTGGTCACTTATATTTCCACTTCCCGATGGATTAATGCGAGCCCATTTGCTGTCAGCAGCATCTTTGGGTAATAAATCTTCGGCCGTTAATCTATCTCTGGGATAGCAAGATTGTATGCTTTCAGATGATTCTTCTGGGCCATCGTATGATGCATAAGGGCCGTCTCCTCCAACTGATTGCATTGAAACATCGCTTTCTTGGCTAATATCTGAGGTTTGTTTGAATATTTCATTACCTATTGGTTCAGAAGCACCGTAATTGCCGATACCCGAAGAAGCCATTGATGGATTGCGTTGCATATTATCAATATCAGCAACAGAACCACCATATTTATTTGCGAATCTTTCATAATAAAATGGTTCTGGAATATTTCTTCCCATTCCACCATTATTATTCATTTGCATCGAACGTGAATTACATTTGGAGTTATAAGTTAATAATAATAATAGAGATAAAAGCAATAATATTGCTATTGAAAACGATATTACTACACTTTTATTAGCACCCATATTTATTATACTATATATATCTATCTATTATTTACAATAGATTATATTTAAAATATTTTATATCAATTTATAATAATCTATTTATTTTTTCTTCATGTATTATTAATAATCCATCAATATTATTTAAAAGGTCATTTGCTTCTTTTGTATTTCCGAGTTCTTTAATATCCTTAATTTTATCTTTAATATTTTTATAAGCATCTTGATATTCTTCAATTAAAGCATTATATTTGCTTATTTTTAACATAGTATTTTTTCCCAATAATCTTACCCTATCTTCTACTTTTTCAATAATATCATCAATACAAAACCACTCACAATCATCGTTTAGTATATCTGTTATATCCAACGATTTTATAAGCCATTTATTAGAAGTATATTCACTATAAAAATATAATCCAATATATTCAATAGTTATATTAATAATACATTTTTTATAATTATTATCTTTCAGCATAGTTACAAAAGTATCAATATCATTTACATTGAGATTATTATAAAAAATATTATTATACTCTTTATTTGTCATTATTACATTTATAGTTTTTGTTTGATTACAGAAACTCTTTGTATATAGCTCATCTACATCACTTTTTTCAAATCTTTTACCGAACCATTTATTGGATTCTTTTAATATTTCATCTGATATATCGTTATCTAATTTTATCAAATCATTAATAGTATCGTTATTTGTTTTATTTGATATAAATAATTTTAAACTATATCCTTTGCCATTTAATAATTTTTTAATACATTTAATTTTTACATCTGTAATTGAAAGTATTATAGATTCTTTTGATAAAGATATAAATTTATTATCCTTTTTATATGGAGTTTTTAACATACTTACTAACCTTTATAAATAAGCTTAATACTTTTTTATATTAATATTTTACAAGCAAAAATATGATTAACCAATTTTATATGGGATACTATTAATAATATTGGCCTTTGGTTTGCTTGTCATAAAAATATCTGTTGGAGAAAATGGTATTAATGCATTTTCTAAAATATATTTAAAGATATCCTTAGGTGTTTTATTTACCTTAATATTTTCATTCATGATATTCATTAACACTTTTTGCATACTTTGTACTCTAATTTCACATTCTCTTTTTGGTAAGTCGTAATGCTCTCCCCAAC